CTGACGGCGTTATGACCGCCTTCACGTCCATGAAAGATACCATCATGGAAAATCAGACCGCCGTCACTATCGTGGTGGAAGCGATTGGAGCCATGGCAGCTACTGTGGCCATCATCAAGGGCGTGCAGACGGCCTTCCTCGCCGCCAAAGGGGCTGCCATGGCATTTGCTTTGGCTTGCCAGGCGAACCCCATTATATTAGCGATTTCCGCAGTTATCGCGATACTCGTACTGCTTTACACCCATTGGGATGAAGTGAAGGCCATTGCGCTTTCCGTGCGGGATGCAGTCGTCGATGCCGTATCAGACATGGCCGCTTCCGTGAGGCAGAAGTTTGATGAAGCGGTCAATTATGCCAAGGGTATTTGGCAGGGACTCAAAGACTTCATGGCCCATCCGATTGATACGGTCGTGAATGTCATCCGCCGCAATGTAGACGGAGGAAGTGAGGGCGTTACTCCTGCCGGCCGCGCCAAGGGCGGCGTATTTGGCATGGCAAGGGGCGGCGTCGTCGGAGGGCTGGTCCCTCTAGCCAATGGCGGGCAGCTCAAACATGGTACGCCTGCCATTGTAGGGGAGGCAGGGCCAGAGGCCGTCCTCCCGCTTCGAGAGAATGTTCTAGCGTCAATCGGTAAAGCCGTCGCCGCAAGTTACAATGCGGGTAAGAGCAAGTATACAAATCAGGCCGCAGAGATTACCACTAAAATCAAAAGTCAGGCAAACACCGGTCCCGTCAGTGCTTATGCAAAGATTCTGGAGGAGGCGCAAAAGAGGGCGCAGGCCGTAGGGGAAGCCGTTGCCAAATACGGCGAACTGCAAGAAAAGGCCAATGAGAAATTGGAAGCCTATGCGGACGGCGGAGAGAAAGCCGTCCAGTATCAGCAAAAAATGGCGCAGCTTTCCAGCCAAATTGCCAAGGCGCAGGCGGGAGGTAACGAAGAACAGGCGAGCCTTCTGCAGCAGAAGCAGGCAAATCTTGAAGCGTCCTACGCCAAGGAGAAGGCGGCAGCCATCAAGGCAGCGCAGGATATAGCCGCCGAGAAGAAGAACATAGAAATCGAATCAGCGAACGCGATAAGCGCGATCCAGATTGAAGCGATTGAAAAGGTCAACGCACGAGAGACGGCTGTCAAGGAAGCCCAGCGGCAGCTAGATAGCGCGAGCCATGCAGCGTCCCTTGAAGAATTCACGGCCATGATGGAGGAGAAAGACGCCATCACCGGGGAAAGCTATGCAACGATCCTCGCCAATGAGCAGGCTTTGAATGACATGCGGCAGATTTGGCATGAACAACTGATGCTAAATGCCATGGAGTGGGGCGAGTACATGAATCTCACTCTGGCGCAAGTGCAAGAGCAGCTGGTGAATGGGATAGCGCAAGGGCTGACCCAGTGCATCGTCTACGGGAAGAATTTCCGTGACATCATGAACAATCTGGCTAATAATGTGCTTTCCACTGTTCTTCAGGCAGTGCTTCAAAAAGCTATTGGCTCCTTGATGACTATGATCGGACTGGGAAAGACAAAGACCGCACAGGAAATCGCCAGTGCAGCGAAGGAGAAAGCAGCACAGGCAGCCAAGAGCGGGACACTAGCCGCCAACGCAACAGCGGCACTCATTGCGGCTAACCCATGGGTAGCCCCTGCTGCGGCAGGCATTGTCGCCGGGCAGATGGGTGCTGCCAGAGCAGCTGGAAACGTGTTTAAGGATGGGGGCTTTGTTACCGGTCCGGGGACAGGCACCTCCGATTCTATTCCGGCCATGCTTTCCAATGGAGAATTTGTCATCAATGCAGCGGCCGTTCAGCGACTGGGCACAGGATATTTGAACATGCTGAATAGCCCCCACTACGCAGAAGGCGGGCAGGTGGGAACACCGGCCATGGGCGTAGCGGGAAGCGGCGGCAGCGTGACGTTGAATGTATCGGCTATGGACGCGTCGTCTTTTATGGATTTCCTTCGAGGCGGCGGCATGGACTCCATCAAGCAGATGCTTTTCGATGGGACGCGAGATTTTACGACGGGCGCGGGGGTGTGGTAAAAATGGCTAATCTTTTATTTCCATTGAATGCCAGACGTGTGAAGTGGTCCTCGCAGGTCAAGGACGACTGGGACGTGACGGAACAGACAGCTGCCAGCGGGAAGCGGCGCGCTATCACTTCGCAGACGCTGCCGGGATGGCAGTTTACCATCGATTTTCCGGCTCTGACGGCAGAAGAGAAGGATACGCTCTTCGCATTCCGTTCCCGTGTGAAGGGGACGCTTATTCCATTCTTCTACAAGGATGCCGAAAACTACCATTGTGAGAAGCTGCGGCTGGCAAGGAACGGTGATGGGTCTTACCAGCTGGCGGCAAACATGCATGGCCAGCAGGAGCCGACGTATTATGCGGATAGGCTGACGGTATGGGTAGACGGGGCGGAGCGCACAGCGCAGGAGTACACACTCGATCGCGGGGCGATTGTATTCAATCATCCGCCGAACACGGGGGCAGTCGTCACGGCGACTTACGATTATTGGTGGAAGGTGGTATTCGCGAAGAAGAGTATCACCGTGAAGCAGAAATTCGTGAATTTATTTGAGTGCTCTATTGCATTGAAGGTGATCCGATGAAAAGCGTAACAGAAGAGCTGGCTAGGTATCTCAATACGCAGAAGGAAATGGTGTCGTGTGATTTGTACGTTCTTACACTTTTTAGCGGGACTGCATATTATTTCACCGATGCCGACCATGATGTGACCTACGGTGGGCATACGTACCTGCATAATGCGATCATGCTAAAGAGAGAGCAGACGAAGCTGAATAATGTTGTTTCCGTCGATTCCATGACGGTATCCATCTACGCAACCGTCGAGGACAAGCTGGGTGACAAGCCGATCTTCCTAGCGGCGCATGATGGAGCATTCGACCGGGCGACGCTTGCCATGAGCCGCTGCTTCTTCGACCTTGACGGAGAGGTGATGGGCGTCGTGGGACTATTTTCCGGGCTGACGGAGGTTAAGTCTTGCGGCGGGCTCACCATGAAGCTCATGGTAAAGAGTAAAGTGCAGGGCATGTCGCAGGAATTTCCGCGGCGCAGGTTTTACCCGCAAGGTACGTATGCCAATAGCGGCGGCACGGTGTCATCCAGCACGGAAGAAGACTCCGCGTCCGTCATTGCGCCGTTCGTACCACTGAAAGAGGTGTTACTGTGAATCCTATCGTAAAAGAAGCCTACACATGGCTGGGGACGCCGCACGTAAATCAGGCGAAGGTCAAGGGCAAGGGCATTGATTGCGGCATGCTGCTCATCGCCTGCCTTGAAGGAGCGGGATACATCAAGCGTGGGGCTATCAAGATCCCCCCGTATTCCAATGAGTGGCATCTGCACCACGGCGAGGAATGGTTCCTCAAAGTGGTAGAAAGATATTGTGCAGAAGTTCCCGTGGGTGAGATGCAGCCAGGGGACTTTTTGCTGTATAAATTTGGACGCTGCGTCTCCCATGGCGCGGTATATGTGGGGGACGGGCGTGTGATCCACGCCATGGTGGAGCGCGGCGTCATCCTGTCAGACATCAATGATGTCATGTTTTTGACGGCCAAAGGGAAATCGCGGCTGCATGGTGTGTATCGGTTTAGGAGGTAGTCATGGGCGGCCACCATAATACGACCATAAGGGAAAATAAGATTTCCAGCTTCACTGTCTCCACGGCTGAATATGGTTCAACCGTTCCGGAAATCCTTGGTACAACGCGCATTTCTCCGAATGTCATCTACTACGATGACTTCACCGCGCATGAGCACAGAAGCAGCCAGAAGAGCGGCAAAGGTGGCGGGTCAAGGACGACGACCATCACCTACACTTATACCGTGGCGGTGATCCTCGCATTGTGTGAGGGGCAAATTTCCGGCATTGGCAAAATGTGGAAAAACAAGAGCCTATACCAGTATCCCAACGGAGACATTGGGCTTACCCTTTTTGACGGGAAAGAGGATCAGCAGCCATGGGCATACACAGCAGGCAAGCACCCCGACAAGGCGCTTGCCTATAGCGGGCTGGCGTACATGGCGGGCGTGATCGACCTCGGAGATGGAGGATCCATGCCGTCCTACAATTTCGAGGTGAAAGGCAAGCTGCTGGAAACGGGGGATGGGATAGACGTGAATCCCGCCGACTATATTCTTTATGTGCTGAACAAAATCGGTCTTGGCGGGATAGAAATCGACGGGATAGAGAACTACAGGCAGTACTGCAAGGAAGCGGACATGCTGATTTCTACGCCGTCCGACAAGCTGGATGCGAAGGCAGCCCGTGAGATCATCAATGACATCGCGACCATCACCAATGCTTATATCTTCTGGTCAAATAACCGGCTAAAGATTGTGCCGCGTGCTGACCGCCCCGTAGGCAAGTGGAAACCGGACAAGACGATTCGGTACAACCTGACGCCGGATGATTTCATCCCTCAGACCGGCGGAGTATGCATTTCATACAGCCGCAAGGATTCATCGGAGATTTACAACCGCATATCAGTGGAATTTCTAAACCGCGCGAACGCTTATGAGAAGGAAATCGTAAACTACCAAGACAATGCTGATATCAAAGAATTTGGAGTGCGGCAGGCGTCTACTACGCAGGCCCATTACCTGTATACCAAGACCCGCGCCGTCAGGCTGGCGGAGGAACTGTGCCGTAAAAACAAATACGAACGAGTGAAATATACCTTCAAGCTCGATTGGGCCTTCTGCCGACTAGAACCGGGCGATCTTGTCATGCTGAATGACCCGCTCATGGGGATAGAGAACCAACCGGCTATGATCGACAGCGCGACGGAAGGCATGGACGGCATAATCACTTTCACGGCGATCTCGAGAGCAAAGGGCGTTTATAGCGATGCAGAGTACAACGTCCACGATAATGAGCGCCCACTCATTGATTTCAATCCGGATCCCGGCGTCTGCGAACCGCCTATGATATTCCAGCCGCCTGCCTTAATGACAAGCGCGGATAATGAGGTATGGATCGGCACATGGGGCAAAAATCCAAACTGGGGCGGCTGTTCCGTTTGGGTGTCTGACACAAACCAGTATTACAAGAAGCTGGGTACAATAGACAACCGAGCCCGCTACGGGACGCTGACGAAGCCGCTGAATATTGAAGATACCGTTCTGGAAATGACAGTGGGGCAGGGGACGTTCACATCCGTAGATACCCAGAGTGCTGAAAATGGTAATACCGTATTGTATGTAGGTGGGGAAGCCCTGTCTTATACAAATGCAGAATTGCTTCCTGATGGTACATGGCGATTATCTGGGTTGGTAAGAGGGCAGTTTGGAAGCGAAGCAGATTTCCATGCTAGAGGTTCCCAGATTATCCGATGTGATGAAACCTGCTTGCGTTCTGGGGTGGCAAATAGGTATGTTGGGGAAACCATGTATTTCAAGCTCACGGCATTTAACGTATTCGGTGGGATGGAGCAGAGCTTGGCAGATGTGCAAGCCTATGCTTTCAAGCCAGAATCGGTACAGATCCCGCCGCCTGATGTCGAGGTGCTGAATGTCGAGAAAATGTCTAGTTCCATTCGTCGGTATTGGTGGAAATACACCTACCCAGAGCCGAATGATATTGCAGGATTCATTCTGAAATACACCCAAGGTAAGGAGCTCAACTGGGAAACTGGGATACCAGTACAAGAGGGACTGATAACCACACAACCATACGAAACACAGACTATTAGGCAGGGAACCCATGCGGTTATGATTAAAGCCATAGATAATAATGGTAATGAATCAAAGAATTTTGCCTATTGCCTATTGGAAATGGGAGACCTCTTGCGGGAGAATGTACTCTACGACAAAGATTTCGGAGCAAATAATTTTGCAGAGTTTACTAATACTGGTGTAGTTCTACATGATGGTTATATTCATGCCAGAAATGAAGCTTTTATGTGGCATGAAAAAGGTCGAAGAATGTGGAGTACCAAAGATAGTAAGATGTGGGATAGTTCATTCGTGGCGTATGAAGCTACTGGTGAATTTATAGCCCCAGCCTCAGGACAATTCTGGCTAACCACAGATATAGAAGGGCCGGCCATTGTGTACTATAGGCAAATCATGGCGAGCCCTGTTTGGATGGATGCTAAAGATGGTGTTGCTTTTTGGCAGTCAGAAACGCTTGTGTGGGATGAAACCACAGACCTTTGGAAACAGTGGTCGGATAAGGTGGAAGTCCGAGCTGGGGCAATCATTCAGATTCGGATCGTAGCTAAAAACTCCAGTTTAGAAGAAACCATCATTAAATGTGTACATGCGTATATTGATGTACCAGATAGGCAAGAGCATTTTGAAGATTTGGTGGTCCCTGTTGGTGGGGTTGAATTGCCCATTACCACGCCAAACTATGAAACCACAGCTGTTCATATTGATTCGGTACAAAGTGGAAATATCCAGAGATTCCCAAAGATTATAAGTAGGACTCCTTGTAAGATTGCTTTATTGGACGCCAATGGCAATCAGGTAGCAGGGACAGTAGATATTACCTGGCAAGGATTTGTGAATGAGACCATATAGGACTATAGGAGGGCTAAACCATGGCTGATGTAGAAAAATTACAGCCAACGACAGGTATTTTTGATTATCCAGACGCTAGTGACCCATCAAAAGGTACTACCGAGCAGCAATATCAAGAATGGGTAAGGAACCATCATAATGTATTGAATGATGTTGTAGCAGCACACCTTTGGCAGCCAAACAAAGCATATAATGTGGGCGAAGTAGTAGAAAGCCCTAATATGATAGCTAATACCGTAGCAAGAGTAATCACCGCGGGGACGAGCGCAGCTGCGGAACCCGTCTGGAGCAGTGCGGGGCACACCATTGCAGACGGCACCGTCACATGGGCGATGCTGTACCGCACGATCGATTATGCAACACAGGAAGAAGTCACAGCGGGGACGAACAAGACGAAAATCGTAACGCCCGCCATGCTGGGCAAGACAATCAAAACAGATCTTGCGAGCGAAAACGCAGGAATACTCAACGCAGCTGATAAGACAGTAGTCGGCGGCGTTACCGGCATTCTTCCAGTAGCTCATGGTGGTACAGGAACCGATTCATTAGCCAATGTAACCGTTGGCAAAGCAGGCACTCTGGTCGGGGATGCAGGGCTGTGGGACTACCTGCACAGGCTCGGGGTAAACCCAACACTGCCGACAACGAACGCCGCACTTAACGCACTGGGTGTGTTTATGAGCTACTTTACTCAGAACAATAAAATAACAAACCAGCCAGGGCAATATGGGCAGCTTCTCAACCTTCCGGCGGATAAAGGAAGTGACTCGACGCAACTTTGGATTGAGCAGCCTTCCGGCAGGATGTATCACCGTAGTGGAAATGCATCAATCGCAATCAACAACACTCCGTTCAAACGGTTTCTCGATACGGACGACCTCTCAGCAGCTGGCGTCGTCGCGGGCAATGTGTCGAATGCGAATGCATGGTGGGTAAAGCTCGGCGGTGCGGTGCCGCTAATTATACAGGGTGGATTTAGCTCATCGGGCACGTTCACTTACCCCATATCAATATCACCCTTCCTTACTGGGGGCACTACAACAAGAATGTCTTCACGAACTTATGACAGTGACTGGGGAGACATAATAGGAACGCCCACATCATCGTATTTTCGCTTTCGCCAAAATGGTTACAGTGACGGGACCTACTGTTGGCTTATCGGGCTATGAGGATAGCTGCTTATATGCCGACTGCCAGCCACGTTAACCATTTATTGGCTATATCGAAACCCGAATAATATACGAAAGATGCTCCAGAAAACATCTTGATATGTTCGAACCCGCGACCGGCAGAATTCTGATCATTTACCACTGCAAGCCCCGCAATGCCTAATACCTTCGAAAACGAGATAGGATACGTGACCGTGATATTACTCCTTGAACCTACCCACGTATATCCACCCTGTCTATATTCCTATAACAAGCCATGATGCTTCTTTATAATAACGTCGAGCGTCTTCACTACAATTTAGCAATGTGAACATAGCAGTATTAGCATTACTTGCGACCAATCCAAGCCCATAGTTCGTCTGCATATTGTTGTGGGCTGTGCCAGTAGCTTGTATCGCCAAAACCGTTGTTACGTGAATAGGGTAGTATACTTGCGTTGATGCACGAGAATTGAGTGTACACTTTCCACCCTGTAGAAAATGATTTCCGTAGAATGGCAGAAAAGCCGATAATTACGACTATCTTAGAATTGTCTATTTGCCCGAAATCCTAGAAATCGCAAGAATCCTAGCAACAAAAAAGTATCACGATACATACAATACTCGCGGTACTTTTCAAATTGGGCAATTCTTTGGTTAGTAGCAGGTTAGTATCAAATCTTTTCGATGGCTTTACGTAGTTGTCTTAGATTTTTGTGAGTGTATACTCCGTTAGTCACATCATGTCTAGCATGACCAAGGATCATTTTTCTGGCGTTGTCATTCACTTCGGCATTATCTAGCCATGTAGCGCAGGTATGACGGGTATCATGTAATTTGTGCTTTTGCCCATTTATTGCTTTTATGATTCGAGAGAAACCCCTAGAAAGTTTTATGTAGGTATAGGGGCGGCCGTCTTCAGTACATATGAGATAAGCACCAAGGGACGACAGGCGCACTTCAATGAGTGGCCATATTTTACTATGGATGGGGATAATGCGGACGCCAGCAGCTGTCTTAGATTTCCGAATATTGATATATTTCTGCTTTTTATTGATATCCGATTTTAAGAGGTTGCGGAGTTCGCCATTTCTCATGCCCGTATAGATGAGTATTAAGATGATATCAACGTCTGGAGTATCTACAATTTTCCATAGTTGATTCACCTTCCGCTTACTGATTGCTTGATGAGGATTCACAGGGTGATTCTTCCCGATTTTTATCAACCCTGTAAAGTCACGAGTGGTATACTCCATTTCTCTGGCATGGGCGAAGAGTAGGGATAACAAATTACGCACTTTCTTTTTACTGGCATAGGAAAGATTAGTCATATCATCGATGACGGCTTGCAAGTGGCTGTATTTGATATCTGCTATTGGTAAATCATACAGTGATGCACAATGCTTATACGCGCACTCATAACCGTTGATGGTGGATTTTGAAACCGATGCATATGAGATGTGTTTAGGCATCCATCTTGCGTATAACTCGGCAAATGTAATTTTCGAAAGGCGGTGCAGACCATGAGACTGATTATAGTCGACCTGATATGCCATAGCTTCCAGCTTAGTGGCAAAATAGCCCATAGCTTTTTGTTTGCCATTCACAGAGATCATAAATACGAATGGCCTCCGCCTTGCCCCGCTTAATTTTTTGATAGTTCCATAACCATTTGGATTTTTCATTTTTTCAAACCTCCAATCATATTGATGGAGGTTATTTTAATGGAAGGAGATAGTGAGATGGAAGTTTCAATCGCTAACCCCACACTCACCTATTTGTCTATCTATGACGCAACAGGTGAAAGAGTAACGTCCTTCGTAACTGGCGTACATGGTGACACGGTGGAAGAATTGCAAGCTAAAGCGGAGGCAGAATATCCGGATAAAATCCATGTCGTGCAGGAGGCTTTGACCTATAACAAAGCACTTCAGGGAGATTTGCTGTATAAAGATGGGGAATATCAGGCTAGGCCGGAACCAACAGAGGATGAGAAGCGCGAGACAGCACTCGCAGCCCTTGATTCTGAATATTCAACCAAAATCAGTGAGGTCGAATCCGAAATGGCTAAGGCGAAAGCAATTGAGGATGAAGATTATTATTCGGATCTGAAAGCCGAGAGGGAAGAGCTTGTCGCAGAGTATACCAAAAAGAGGGGAGAAATCTAAAATGGAACGGTGCTTTTTATGTCATAAGAAGATGGACAAGAAAACAGGGCTTTGTACGAACCCAAAGTGTGTGCGTAGTCAACCTTTACCAGGAAAGAAAGATAATGAGGAGGTAAAAGAAAATGGGAATATTGAAACTGCTTAATTATAAAAATTACATGAAAAAATCGACAGATGCACAGCCGACAACATGGGGCGATATGTACCGATTTTTCGAAAATCATGGGGCAATTACAGAGAACCTTGTAAATGCTTTGCTTTGGCAGCCAGAAACAACCTATAAAGTAGGGGCAGGGGTGTCTTCGCCGTCATTACCACCTGGAACTATTGCCCGTTGTACCGCGGCAGGAACTACGGGTGGGGAGGAACCGCAATGGACAGCTGTCGGGACGACATTGGCTGATGGGACTGTTACCTGGCTGATTGAGACGCAGGTCAACACAGCTATCATGGAGCAGGTCAACACAGCTATCGAAGCAAGATTTTTGAAAGCGTTCCCCGTCGGCACCATCATAGAAACAGAAGTGGACGTAAACCCAGGGACCTATATTGGCGGCACATGGGAGAAAATGCCAGCAGGGTATGTGACAATTTCGGCTGGTACATACACCGAAACGCAAGATGGTAAAGCAGTTACTTATAATTTCGAGGCAGGTAATACCTACGGCGAAGCGGCACATAAATTAACGGTCGGGGAAATGCCTTCCCATAACCATACGCTTAGAAACCAGTCTTCTGGGAATGAAAATGCCGGATCAGCACAAAATATGCATGTAATTCAAACACGATGGAATGGCAGATATGAAGGCCAAGTGATTGGCATTGAATATGCTGGCGGAGGTAAATACCACAATAACCTGCCACCTTCTGTTTCTGTTTACAGATTTCGCCGTAAAGCATAACGGTCGGGGAAATGCCGCCACATAAGCCTCAAGCCAAACGCAATGGTGGGATTCCACTATGGCTCCGGTGTGACGAAGGTTCGGGCGTTGTCGATTCAATGACGTGCGGGGGTGGAGCGTGGGGGGCTCCTGGCAAGTATAAAACCATTGACGATAAAGACTTTGCTATCATCGGCGAAGGGAAGTATCACGATAACCTCCCCCCATCGACTGCTATTTACCGTTTTAAGCGCGTTAGCTAACTCGTTTAAAACGGTAAACGGTGAATGATGGTTGCATGACGTTATGATATTCGTTGCCACCGACTGCGTTAGTAGGCGACCAAGCGCCCGGCCCTGTGAACGGCCGTCCGTTAGGGTTTATTGATGCTTTATTAATGTCGAGCGCGTATTGGCTACCGACTGTGCCATTGATATTGCCCCAACCGCTGTATCCGCCAACCGGGTTAGCATGAATATGGGAAGGCATTTCCCCGACCGGGATAAAAAATGATTGTCATAAAAAAGAAAGGAAAGTGTAACCACCAATGAATCTGAATGAGATCAGTATCTGGGTAGGGAAAGTGTTTGACGGGCTGTATATTGGCTGGCCATATAAGACGATGCTCGGCATCGTATTCCTTGCCCTTGAACGGCACCTAGAGCTCTTCACGGCGTTTGCCTGCATCGTGTGCGTAGATTTATTTGCCAAGTTTATTGCGCTGTCTTACGGCCATCTGTCCGAGTCGATGGCGGAGAAGCCATCCCTTATCGATTCTGTCAAGGGCATCCCGGCAGCGCACCGCGCGGGCCTCATCAATAGCTACGCTATGCGCACGCAGTTCGTCGAAAAGATTTCCGTGTACATGCTGCTTGTCGTAGCAGGCGCACTGGTGGACTTCATGCTGGGGCGAAGCGAGTTTGCGAATCTGGTGATCGCTTACTTGGCATCGTCCGAACTGCTGTCCATCGTGGAGAATCTGGATGACGCCGGGGTGTCTGCCGTGCATGATTTGGCCGGGCTGATTAAGAGGAAGAGGGTGTAAAAATGAATGTCGTCGATTTATCAGACTGGAATGAAAATGCCGACTGGTCCCGTTTCATTGACCACGGCATTGGCGGTGTAATCGTGAAAATTTCAGAG